AATATGAATACACTATGAGTATCAGTAGAGAAACATTAAGAAGTGAATCAGCTATCACTACTGATATAGAACAAGAGTGCAGGAGATTAGGCATAACACCAGAAGAAGGTTACGAATGGTATGATATAAAAGAAGGGAGATATAAAATATGAGTAGAAATAATTTAGATATGGCTATGCTACTAACAGATTTTATCTTGAATAAGTTTGAACAGAATGGTAAAGTACATATACCACTAGACGAATCAAAAGATTCAAAACCTTATTCGTGGGAGTTACAAGATGTAATTCAATTAGCATTAGAAAAGATAAATCAGAATGGCTAGGAAGACCAGAAGAGGTATTGATTAATTAACCATAAAGAGATGTGGTTTGTTGAGGAGTTGCTCCTAGTTCTTCCACTAAAAAAATGAACTAAATTGCGAGTAATGTTTTTGGTAGTTTTTAAACTCTAAAAGAAAAAACTACCACATAACAAGAGAAATACAATGAAGTTACGACAACAACAAAGACAGATAACAAGAGCAGAATTAATACTAGATGATGTAGAAGTGTTACTTAAATCTAAAACTAAATTGAATGAAGATGATTTAAAAGCATTAAAGTTTATGATTAAAAATTTAAAAGAGGAGTTAAAAAATGAGCAAAAGATTTAAACAAGTAAATGTGCAACACTTTGCTACACTTGTGCAAGAGATAGATGTATCTCAGTATACTCAGAAAGAATACGTAGAGATTGTAGAAGAATTATATATGGGTATCTTCAGACACAATACAGATGGTGACTTTGTTGTAGAAACATTACCTAATGAAGAAGGTAATTGGAAGGTGCATAAACCTTCTGCTACTAAAGAAGAAGTTATGGAGTTAATAAAACAAGGTAAGATTATATGGGACAAGAACGTAATTTAACACCAACACAACATTGGGAACTACATCAAGCACTATGGTATATGCTAGGTTGTGATATGGAACTAAAGCAGAAAAATAAAACTACAGTTATTTATATTGACAAGAAAAGAAAAAGACAGTATACTTATTCAACATTAGGATTTATCAAGGAGAAAAAACTATGAGGAAAAAGAAACCTACTTGGGTATGGATATATGGAGATGAACTACCAGAAGTGTGGGAACACTTTGGCTTTACAAATCCAGACCCAGAAGACAGAATGAAACTAAAGTTTATTAAGTATGAAACAAGAGAAGTACAATTAATGGAAGTACAACGTGGCTAAATTTATTATATATGCACAGAAAGTTTTGCACTATAAGAAAGAAATAAATTCTAAAGATAGGGATAGTGCAGAAGATAGGGGTCGCACTTATGAAGCAGACGACAATCCAGAAAGATTGTTTACACATAATGGCGAGGAGTTTTATATAACAAGTATAGAGGAGAGTGAAGATGAAGTATGAAGAAAAATATAAAGAGTTATGTGAAGCATTAGTAGGTATAGATGCTACTGAAAGATATACCCACGAGGATATACTTTCATATGTTTATAATTTAAAAAACATAGAGGATAAATATTATGACAACAAAAAGTAAACCAACAATAAATGCAGTAACATTAAACTTAATTAATAAACTCAAGAAGATAGATGATACAATCAACGAAGGTGCGTGGGAGTATATAAATATAGGAGATGTAATAAGAGTACAAGATGCTTTTGCTGAAGTTATTAGTTACTATGACCTAAAGAAAGAAGGTGGTATACACGACTATGGAGCAGACAAAGGTAAGTATCAACAGTTCTGGCATAGTGATTATGTATGTCATACAGACCCAAATGCATTTGACCCAAGCAAGGTGGAGGAAGATGATGAGTGAATATAAATACACATATAGATTTAGTGAGCAGACAGTAGACACTAGATACTACAAGGTAGAATCTAATACTAAACTTACTCAAGCTGAGATGCAAGATTTAGCTTGGTCAGTAGAGCAGACAGAAGGAGAAACCTTTAAATGTAATGAAGGCAAAGCTACCTTTGAAGGTACTGAATATGGAGATGATGCACAGTATCAAATGGAGGAAGGAGAAGAGGATTTAAAAGATGATTAAATATATTATATATACACAACACGCTTGTGAGTTTTGTAATAAAGCAAAAGATTTATTAAACGAAGCAGGAGAAATATACGAAGAACGATTATTAGATACACCTGAAAAAATAAAAAGGTTTAGAGAAGCAGGACATAAGACTGTGCCACAAATCTTTTTACACATAGGTGGGTATACAGAACTAGAAGAGTTTATGTTTCCACCAGAGATAGACTTTGACCCAGACCTAAAGCTAGTAGAAGAAACAAAACCTAGTGCAAAAATAATACCATTAGTAGGTGCTATCTCAGGAGAGAAAGATGAGTAAAAAAATAAAATTTAATGACAGTTATAAGTCTAATGCTTTAGAATATAGTATTGATGTAATTAATGATTTATTAAAATCTCGTGGTATTAAAATAGATATAACCTTTCTTGAACATTATGATGGTAATGATGTTATATCATTTGAAGATTCTAATGATGATGGAGAGTTCGTTTGGGAAATGAAAGTACAAGAGTTAAATGTATGAGTAAAAAAATATTAGAAGCAGTAAGAGAAGCTAGTATATCTATAGCCTGTTGTTTAGATGAGCCTAGTGATGTATCTAAAAAAGATTTAGAACATATACAAGACCAGATAACTAAGATAGAAAATTATTTAACACCTTTTTATTTAGAAGAGTTAGAGGAGATGAAGAAATGAAATACAAAGTAGAAATAGAATTAGATTTTGACAGAAGACCTTCTAAAAAAGATATACTAGATAGGTTGTGGGATATGTTAAGAGATAATAAAGTTAAGTATAAATTACATAAACAAAACAAGGACTTAGAGAGGAGAATTGAAAATGATAAACATAAATAAAGAAATGATACAGATGCTCGCAGGTATTTTAGTGTGGTACTTTCTATGTTTTATTGTACCCTATGTAGGGTATTGACTATATGGAAAATGTAATGTATAATAAAACTAATGTGAAAAAACAAATGTTCGTTATAGCTATGCCATATCCTAAGCATAAAGAATTACCAGACATTTTAGAAGAAGATGATGGTAAGGTGATGTATTTTAGAAGAGAGAAAGATGCTGTAAATTTTTTACAGAACTTATATGATGAAAGAAATATGCACATACAAGCATTGATAGATGATAACATAGAAATTATGAGAGTACAATGAATGAGATAGACATACTAAGAAAAAATGTAAGAGATTTAGAGGAACGAGTACGTTATCTTACTGTAAGATTAAAACAAGAGATAGAGAAGAATGAAAAGAAACCTGATAAGGGATTATACAATCCTGATGCAGGGCATATTGAAGATGAGTAAAGACAGGGAAAGAAGACTAAAAGCTACAGGTAAATGGTTTCAAAAAACTAAGAATAAAAGTCTATGGATAAATAATATTTTTCCTGCGATATTAATTATTAGTTTTATTTTTTACTTGATAACATTATAACAAGAGATAAGAAGATGAATTTATTACAAGCAGAACTCAAAGAACTTATTAAAGAAAGATATTATGAGTACCTAGAAGAAGGTTTTGAATCTTTTGAAGCTATGGAATTAGCTAAAAGAGATATAGAAGAAAGAGCAGAATCTGATATAGGTGCATATAAAAAATTATATAATAGTTCTTTTGAGGTTGACTAAGTTAAAGTTTTAGTATATAATATTAATTTTTAATAGGGGATTTTATGGAGAAAAGATGGCTAGACAGGGGTGCTTGTCCTAAGTGTGGGTCAAGTGATGGGAATGTTAAACATTCTGAAGGATATAGCTATTGCTTTTCCTGTAACACTAGATTTGGAGAGACTATGCAACAAGAAAAAGTAGTGCCTATGCCTACAGAAAGTGCTATCAAAACTGTAGGTACAACAGGTGCATTGACAGAAAGAAATATTAGCAAAGAAACTGCACAGAAATATAATACAAGTGTAAAAGTAAATGGTAATATGAATACACACCACATTTATAAATACTACAATGAAAGTGGTGCTAATATAGGAAACAAAGTAAGAGATGTTGCCACTAAAAATATGTGGGTAGAAGGAAACATAACTGAAGCTACTTTATTTGGACAGAATTTATTTACAGGTGGTGGTAAGTATGTCACCATAACTGAAGGAGAAGTAGATGCTATGTCTGCTTACGAATTATTAGGCAGTAAGTGGGCTTGTGTATCTGTTAAGACAGGAGCAGGTTCAGCATTAAGAGATTGTAAAAAAGCATTTGAATATTTAGATAGCTTTCAAAACATAGTCATATCTTTTGATATGGATAAACAAGGTAGAGAAGCTAGTGAGAAAGTAGCACAGTTGTTTAGTCCTAACAAATGTAAGATTATGAATATGGAATTTAAAGATGCTAATGAGTATCTAAAGATGGGTAAGAGAGAAAAGTTCTCACAAGCTTGGTGGAACGCACAATCCTATACACCTGCAGGTATTATTAATCTTAGAGATTTAGGTGACAAGTTATACACAGAAGACTTTTGTGAAACTGTACCCTATCCCTGGGCTAAGTTAAATGATAAGACTTATGGTTTAAGAACAGGTGAGTTAATTACATTTACTTCTGGTGCAGGTATGGGTAAGTCTTCTATTATGCGAGAGATGATGCACCACTTACTCAAGAATACAAATCATAACATAGGTATACTTGCATTAGAAGAGGGTATAAAGAATACTGCATTTAATATTATGTCAGTAGAAGCAGATGCTAGATTGTATATTAAAGAGATTAGAGAAAAGTTTAGTATAGAACAGTTAAAAGAATATGAGAAGAACACCATAGGTTCTGGAAGGTTCTTTGCTTTTGACCACTTTGGTTCAATAGACAATGATGAGATATTATCCAGAGTTAGATTTATGGCACAAGCATTAGAGTGTAAGTGGATATTTGTAGACCATTTATCTATCCTTGTGTCTGGTCAAGAAGAAGGAGATGAAAGAAAGTCTATTGATATTCTTATGACTAAACTTAGAAGTCTCGTAGAACAAACAGGTATAGGTATGTTATTAGTGTCTCACTTGCGTAGACCTGCAGGAGATAGAGGACACGAAGATGGTAAAGAGATTACGCTTTCACACTTACGAGGTAGTGCAAGTATTGCTCACTTATCTGATGGTGTTATTGGATTAGAAAGAAATCAACAAGATACTGATGATGTAAAAGCTAATACAACAACACTAAGAATATTAAAGAATAGATACACAGGAGATACAGGTATAGCTACACATTTACATTATAATAAAGAGACAGGTCGTATGAAAGAGATTGACAATCCTTACGAAGTAGACTATAATGCAGAAGATAATACAGAAGAGGTACCTTTCTAATGAAATGTTATAACTGTAAAACAGAACTAATATGGGGTGGCGACCACGACTGTGAAGAACACGAAGACCATGCCATTGTTACAAATCTATCTTGTCCAGAATGTGATGCTTTTCATTTAGTTTATTGGGGTCATAAAGAAGAAGATGAACCAGAAATGTGGGAGCATTATTGCCATGAAGAAAAAAGTATGATGGCTACAGGTAAAGGTGAACCTTGTAATTGGTGTGGAAAAGAGGAGGAAGATTGTGAAAGTTGTTCTTGATATAGAAACAGACCAATTAAATGCTAGTGTGGTTAATTGTATCGTAGCTAAAAATATAGATACAAATCTAGTAACAGTATTTGACCCTGATAATATGCATGTATTTAAAAACTGGTCAAAGAATATTGAACAGTATATTATGCATAATGGTTTATCTTTTGATGCTCCTGTTCTTAATAGATTATTAGGTACAAATATTAAACCATCACAAGTATTAGATACATTAATATTATCACAGTTATTTAATCCTATGCGAGATGGTGGTCATGGATTAGGAGCATGGGGAGATAGATTTAAATTCCCTAAAGGTTCTATAGAAAACTTTGCTCATTATACACACGAGTTACGAAAGTATTGTCAACAAGATGTAGAAATAACACACAAGTTATACAACCATTTAAAGATAGAAGGTAAAGGTTTTTCTAA